CCGGTGGTCCCGGTGCGCCGCCGCCGGATCCGGTGATGCCGAGCGCATTGCGCGCGGTGTAGGGGTCGCGGGCGTTGTCAAAGGCGATGCGAAATGGCGGTGGCGCCCAGGCAACAGTCATGCAACGCTACCATCCTGCTGCGCCTCGATCACCACCCCCTGTGCATGTGTCCATATCGCGCCGTGCGGAATGTAGCGGCGGAAGCGCATGAGCCGCGCCGAAGAATACAGCGCCGCCGAGCCGGTGATCTCGATCATCACCGGCGTTTCCCACACCCAGGCATCCTGCAGCCGCTCGCGGGTGCCGGCGGCCACCGTGCTAGCGGTATCATCCCGAACATCATCGAGCGGATAGGCGTCACTGACAAAAGCGCGCATGCCGGGGGACAGATGCACCTCGGCGGTTTCCATTGTGGCCGGCAGATTGGGGCCGGTCAGTGCCGACAACAACCCGTCTGGATTGATAGCGCCGATCAACGGCCGGCCGCCGACATACCCGAAACTATCGAGCGATGGCGCGATGCTGTCGAGCGGCGGATCGAGCGGATCGCCGGGGATATCGGTATCTAGATCGATGCCGAGCGAACCCAGTAACGCCCAGACCCAGGCGGAAACCGAAGACTTGGCCCAGCGGGCATTCGACCAATCAAAGATGATCTGCTTGTCGTACATGGGGCTGGCGTCCGAGGCGTGATAGACCCACACCACCCGCGGCTTGTTCACACCGGCGAGGCAATGCACGACATTGCGCCGGGTTACATCGGAGTTTGCCAGGAACCACTCGTTGACCTTGTCCTGGCCGATCGGCGTCACTTGCTGGCCGGTCATCGCATAGAAGCCGTCCTCACTCACGAAATAAAGCACGTTGCCGATGGTGTCGAAGCCGTATTTCGAGACACAACCGCGATCGTCCAGCACCCGCGAGAAACTGAAAATTAGCGTGGTGTCGCCGGGCAGGAACTGCAATGTCCGCACGGCACGGTCCTGCAGCACATAGCCGATCTCACCGCCGGCGACGCCTTGCACGGGACCGCCGTCCGGCATCTCCTGGGTGTCGCACAAATTGGTTCCGATGATCCATCCGGTGATGTCGTTGATCGCCGACCAGATGATGCTGCGCTTGTTGTAGCCGGTGCTGTCAGCCAGCCCGGACAGAAACAAAAAATCGCCGATCTGCTTGACGTTGGTGGCGCGCGGCGGTGAACCGGCCAGTGCGGCGAAGTTGGCGCCGGTATCGATGTCGATCACTTGCGGATCGTCGTTGACGTTGACTGCAACCAGCTTCTGGCCGCTCTGCTCGAACATCCACAGATCACCTAGCTGCACATGATAGTCACCGCCGACCGTGCGGCTGATATCAACCCAGCCGCCCAGGCTCCATGTGTAGAGCTTGGTTGGCGTGCCGGCGTAGATTTTCCACTCGCCCGATAGTGTTCGCGCCGAGTACAGCCCGCAAGCGTCGGGCAGTGGTGCAAGGCCAAATGGCAGCAGCGACGGAAACGGCAGGTAGGAATTCACCCCGGCAAAAACGTTCTCCACCTCCGCTGCGAACTTACTGTCGAGCAGCGCCACATCGGGCCGCCACTCGCCAAATTCTACCGGCATTTTTTGCGCGGGCATCAGTGTTGCTCCCGCGCAGCCTTGATCGCGCGCTGCAGATCGGCATAGGCGCGCAGACTGACGACATCGGCGGCAACGATATGGTCGCCACGCTTTCGCAGCATGAACGTCCCCGACTTTTCGCCCAGGACGTAACGCAGCATTTGCGGCGTGTGATAGATGATCACAATTTCCTCGTCGTGATCGAGCACATGCTGATTTTTCTCCGACAGCGGAATGTCGGCGAGTTCGTTGCCATCGCGGTCAAAGATCATTGTCATTAGAAATACGTCCCCGTTCGCACCGTCGGGCTGGTGGCGCCGGTGGTCAGTGCATAGCGCTGGATGATTTCTTGAAACACCTCATCGCGGCGGGCCTTGTACAGTTGCGCCATTTCCACATTGCGGCCGTCGCTGGCAGCTTCCACCATCAGCCCGAACAGGTAGACGTTGGGATATTCGGTCAGCAACCAGTTGCTGTTGCCGTTGCCTCCAACCAGAGTGGGGATTTTCTGGTAATAGTGGAATTCGTAGGCATCGGCGCGATCGTCCACCGGCCGCGCCTTGAACGTGTTGCCCTCGATGGTGAACCGCGCCGGGCGGCGATTGTATTGCGTCGCCGGCAAATAGGCCGGATGCACATAATCGAGTTCATCGATATAGGGCGTCGTCGTTGGCTTGACGGTACGCCACAGCAGATAGTCAGCCGGCAAGGCTACATCGCCTGATATGGTGGTGAGCAATACCGATGTTTCCATCGGCAACACCCGCAGCCGCGAATTGGCGTCGGTTTCGAACGAGCGCGTAAAGCGATCGTAGCGCGCGACGAACCGCTGATTGAACAACAGATCCGACAGTTCGCTTTTCAACTCGCCGTAGTTACTCGCCATTTTGCCTCACCTTCGGCGGCCGGCCGCGCTTGCGCTTGAGCGGAAGGTCTTCGGGTGTATTCGTCCATGCCTCAGGCATGATCGCGGGCGGATCCCCGCCTGCGCGGGGACCAAAGAAACTCACGTCCGTTTCCACCTTGAAGAACGGATTATTCCGCGCCTTGCCGAGCATGTAGGGATCATCGATCTCCACCGGCACGCCGGGAGGGAACACAACATTGTTCCAGGCGCATTCGTCCTCGCCGAGCCAAGTAATCCGCGCCATGTCAGGTTGGCCCGAACTTGTAGAATTGCACCATGACGTAAGCATCTCCGGTCGCCGTGCCGGTGATGTTGGCGTAAACGTCGGTATCGGCGGCGAGCGGCTGCACCAGCGCAGCCAGCGGTACAGTGTTCAGGCTGCCCGCCGTCAGCGCAACAGTGGTGACAATCTCGGCACCGCCCGCAGTCGTGCCGATGCTGAATGCCGGCGTGGTTCCGGTGATGGCCGTTTCCACGTTGGTTGAAACCGCCGTAATGATCGCGCCCATCGGCAATCGTCCGATCTTGACGCTGTAGACGGAAACGCCGCCGATCGGGTTGGCCCGACCGGCAACGCATTGGATGACAGAAGCCCCGATATCGCGGGCGGGGATATTCGCGTCGAATAATGAAGGCATTGTATTCCTCCCGCGATGTCGGGTTGAGGATTAGTCGGAGGCCGAGGCAAAGAAGCCGGTGGCGACGCCCCATTGTTTCAATGCAGTGCCGGCCTTCGGCACCTTGGCAAACATCTTGCCAACGCCGTAAGCTGCCTCGATGCCAGTGCCGGTGATGAAGCCATAGTCATCTTCTTTTCTGAAGGTAGGTTTGGCCATTTGCCCGTACGCAATCACTGCGGCTTGCTGACCGCAGAGGAACACCGGCTCGACACGCGCCGATGCCGCGCCTGCCGTGAGAAGGCTCGTCCATGTTGACGTGACAGTTGTGCTGATCTCCGGCACCAGCCTGACAATCACACCATCGTATAGTTGGTCCCCATCTTGGAATAATGGATTGTTCGGAGCACCATACGTGCCCATATTCTCACGCGGGCGTGCATCCTTGTTCACGGTCTCAAGACTGATCTTTAGATCGCGGAACGTATTCAAACCAGCAAAGGCGACGTAATACTCATAGCCGTCTTTGGTGCGGTAGGGCCTAATGCGCGGGTTGGCACCCATCGCCACCCGCTTGAGCAGCGAGAGATTGGCGCCGGTGAGTTTATCCGCAGTGGTATCGACGTTGAGCAGCGATGCACCATGGTCAGTTGCCACCGCCGACGCAACACGGTTGGCAGTCGAAGCACCGAACAGTACGCGGTCGGAATTGTCCGACTGCCACTGTCCGCGTTGGGTTGCGGTCGCAAGATTGTAGAGAATGCCGTTGACGCGAACGCCCGCTGTCGGCTGAGTTTCAGACGGCAACGCCATCAATGCCGCGATGATCTCGTCGCGGGTGAGCTCCATGATCCAATCCGTTAACAACGGCTTGGCCTCGCCGAAGATATCGGCGCTGTCCTTCTGGCTTTCGGCCTTGGTGGTGACCACCGCATTACGCGCCCATTCGAGCCAGATGCGATAGCCGTAGTCTTCAATGGCCTCTTCTGCTCCGACCAGGGGGCCGGTCGAAACACCGGCGCCTGCAAGCCGTCTGACCAGCGGGATGTTCATCTGTTCGCCGCCAGACTTTAGCTCCATGCGACGGCGGATGATCGAGTTGACGTCCTCGCCCATGTAGGGCGAGAACATATTTTGCCGCACCCACTCCCGATTGATCTCTTGGGTGTACTTAACGAGCTTATTGTTAGTCTGGATCGTAGTGGTGGCCATGGCCACGCCCTTTCTGTGCTATGGCCGCAGTGATCCAGACAACAAAAAACCCGCCTCGATGGGCGGGTGCTTCGTGTCGGACAGATACGGCCGGGACTATTTGATCGCGAAGTTGAACAGGCTTTCGCTGCTTAGGTCGCCAAGCTCGACGTTGCGGCCCGAGGTGGACGGCACCGACGAAAGCGAAGGCGGAAGCGACACGTTGGGCGGATTACCAGAGCCGTTTTGCTGCTGCTGCCGTGCGTACTTCTGGCGAAGGTGTTGCGCCATCGCCTCCTGTACTTTCGGGTCGTTGAACCAAGCCTGCTGCTGCTGTCGCAGCCACGCCTGCGGATCGTGACCGATTGCCGCCTGCGCTCGCGCTTGGTTATGCCATTTGACCAGTTCGCCGTAGGGGTGCCCCGCCGCCATGATTTGCCGAAACACGAACTCCCCTTGCGGGGTCTGTCGTATTTTCGCGATGTCGGCGAGGGCGGCATTCACCACCTGTTCGCCGAACTGCACGTTGGCAAATTCCCGGCTTTGCGCATCGGTTCGACGCATCATCTCCATCTGCATTTCCTGGCGCAGTGGAGTGATCACCCGTTGATTGAGATATTCGTCGGGGGCATCGAAGATGGTTTCCGGGCCCTGCGGCTGCTGCGCCCTCTGCTGCTGTTGAAAGTGTTGCAGCAGTTGGTTGTATTCCGCCTCGATGCGCTGGCGTCGCTCGCGCTCGTCCAGCATTTCTCGAAGTGGCACACGATGATCCTCCGGCTGCCGCTGTTGCGGCTGCGGTGGGCCTTTGGGAGCGAATTTCCCCTCTGGCGTCCGCGGTTGCTGACCCGCTTGTGCGGGTTGTTCCGGCTGCAAGTCGGGCCTTGTAGACGGCGGCGGCGCATCCGTTGCTCCACCCGTGGAAGACGGGGTTTGCTGCGGTTGCGACGGTGCCGGCGACGGGCTCGGCGTCGGATCAGGCGTGCTTACGGCTTGGTCAAATAGTTGACGATCGGTGATGGTGTTGCCACCGCCACCGTCAGCAGGTTGCGTGCTCATGGTTGCTCCTTGGCCGTATCGTGGCCTGGACGGAAACGCCCAATATCGCTTGGACGATGCGAGTGCGGGCCCTTGGTGCGCGGCCCGTGCGCCTGACCGTGTCGTGGTCAGCTACGAAAGCAATTCAAGCAGCAGCGCGATCTCGTCCTCTTCTTCGTCAGGATCGGCGCGCCTGGGGATCTTCGCCGGCTTTACCGGCGGCATGTGTGCCATCAGGCCGGGTTGCGGCGGCAAGGACGGCCCCGGCGGCACCTCGGCAACGGGTGTGCTCCCGATAACCGGGGTCGGTTCTTCCTCTTCCTCGCGCTTGCGCCGCTTGCGGATCATCCGCCCGCGGCTGACGCTACCGACGCCACCCGCCGATGGCGGCTCAACCGGCCCAATTGGCGGTATGAAAGCGGCATCGAAGCCGGTCAGCGTGTAGCTGCCACTGCCGCAGAACAGCACAACGCCGCTGATGACGGTCAGCGCGGCATCAAAGCCGG